CTATATTAACGGTGTGTATCAAAATAAAGATACTTATTCAGTTACGAACGCAACAATTACTTTTTCTGAAGCTCCCCCCGTAACTTCTAAAATTGAAGTAATGTATAACTAACAGGAAATATTATGGCTGACTCAAAAATTAGTGCTTTACCAGCGTCAACAGTTCCCTTAGCGGGTACGGAAGTATTACCTATTGTTCAGTCTAGCACTACTAAACAAGTATCGGTTGCTAATTTAACTGCTGGCCGCGCAGTAGGGGCTACCAGTATTCAACTTGGTTCTGGTTCTGTATTGTCTTCTTATGAAGAAGGTACTTGGACACCAACAGGAAATGGCGTAACTTTAACAGTAAATAGCGCAAGTTATACAAAAATTGGTCGTCAAGTTACTGTAACTTATGATGTAACATTTCCTGTTACTTCAAATACTGGGCAAGCTAGAGTAGCAAGTCTACCATTTACACCAGGGTTTGTTGGCGGGGGTTCTATTGGGTATTGTGAAAGTTCATCTGTTCAAAGAACTGTAAACGATACAGGCACCTCGTTATATTTTGTTAATAATACCGCAGGCACAACTTATGCAACAAATGTCCAATGTACAGGCGCTCGCATTTGGGGAACACACACTTATATTGTGTAAGGAAAATTAAATGTCTTTAACTAAAGTTAGCTATTCAATGATTTATGGTGCGCCTAAAAACGTACTAGATTATGGCGCATTTAATGATGGCACAAACGCAACGGCTACAACTGCTGCCATTCAAGCTGTTTTAGACTTGGCAGGCGCTGTTTATTTACCCGCAGGAACTTATTTAATTGATTCACCTTTAGTAGTAAAAAATAACACTTTATTATTTGGAGATGGTAATTCTTCACTTGGTGGTTCTAAAAGCAGCTTAATTAGTTATGCTGGAGTTAGCAACGCTATTGAAATCAATAACCCTATTAATGGTTCTACGGCAGCGTACATTACTATGCGTGATTTTGCGGTGTTTTGCACCAATGCAAATCCAACGGCTTTAAAAGCGTGTATTTCAGATACAGCAAGTTCGTATTTGCATATTGAACAAGTGACTGTTCATGGTAATTGGGCGGGTATTATTCTTGACCAAACTGAAGTTTCAACGGTTAGCAAATGTGTTATTGAAGCGCAAAGTATTGTTGGATTGTGGCTAGTTAATGGAAATGCTCATAACGCTGCCGCAAATCAATATTTTACAAATCAAATTACTATATCTAACAATCAGTTTAATCGGGTTGCCCTTGCAAATACGTTTGCTATTATTGACGATGGTGGTGCTGATCATGAGTTTAAAAACAATAACTTTAATGGTTGGGGAACTTGGATGCGTTTGGCATCACAAACCAACACTAAAATTACCAACAATGAATTTGAAGGTGCAGCCGATGTTGGCCCAATAGCATTTTGGAATGTTACTAGCTACAATTCACAATCAGTAGCAGCAGGAACAACTTGCACATTTGACACAAATATTATTGGCGTTAATACGGCACAAAACGCAATATCAATTTTTGGTGGTGGTAACACACAAAATACAATTACTTTAATTAGCAATATATTTGCTGACCAAACACTTGTTTCAGTTAAAAATTCAAATTTATTAGGCGCGTTATATTTAATTGGTAATTATCCGAATACAAAGAATTTAAGAGAATCAACTGCACCAGCTTTATTATTTGATTACTTAGCTGGCGATTGGACTCCTACGAATGGTGAGGTAACTATAGTAGTTAATACTGCTAAATATGTAAAAATTGGTAGACAAGTTACGCTGTCTTTTGATTTAACATGGCCAGCAACTGCAAACGGATCAGTTACTTATTTTGGTAATCTACCATTTACACTTGCAACAAATTCACCTTGTTCTGGTGTAGTTGGCTCATCAACTGGTGCAAATGCTCAATTTTTATTTGCTGATCCAACAAATCAAGTTGTCTATATTAAACAAAATGCTAATACTAGTAGCACAAATGCAAATATTAGCACGTACACCATTAAAGGTTCTATCACTTATATGACAGGGCAATAAATGAAAACCATTGAGAACATTAAAATTGTTGGTCGTAGTCAAATGATTTTTGACTTAGTAGAACGCAACGATGCAAAAGATATAATATCAACTGAATTAGTATTTGCACCTTTTGATAGAGTCGGCGTTAATTATTCTGCTCAAGCTACAAGTTACATAGAAAACCGTGCTAGTTCGGACAACTAGAAACCTTAATATCTGATTAGATAATCAGGTTGGAAACAGGGAAATATTATGGCACTAACAAAAGTAGTATTTGCTGATTTAATTGAAATCATTGAAAATGGCATTGTACAAGTACGTACTAAAACAGTTATTCTTGAAGATGGTTTAGAAATTAGCAGTAAGTTTCACCGTTATGTTGTAGCTCCTGGTGATGACTACAGCGCTGAAGAAACACGTGTTAAAGCTATTTGTGCAGCTACACATACACAAAGTGTTGTGGATGCGTATAAAGCAGCACTTGACAACGCCGCAGTTTAAGCATATATTTTGTAACAACGTACTAGCCGTTAGCTAGGGATTCTTAGGAGTCATAGATGTCTGAAGAACAAGAAGTAGTCTTAGCGGACTCAACTGCCGCGCCAGAGCAGGTAGCAACAGCAGCTCCTGATACTGAAGTAACATCGCTGGAAGAAAAGCCACTTGAAGCATCTAAAACCTTCACACAAGAAGAATTAGACGCCGCAATTGGAAAACGACTTGCAAGAGAACAACGTAAGTGGGAAAGAGAACAGAACGCCAAGCGAGCAGAAATGCAAACTCGGGCGATTCCAGCCGAAATCCCGTCAGTCGATTCGTTTAACTCGCCCGAAGAATATGCTGAAGTATTAGCAGAACGTAAGGCAGAAGAATTACTCGCTAGGCGTGACCAAGCTAGAGCGCAGTCTGAACTTTTAGAGTCTTACCACGACAGAGAAGAAGAAGCGCGGACGAAGTATGATGACTTTGAACAAGTCGCATATAACCCCAAGCTACCAATTACTGACGTGATGGCTCAAACGATTCAATCTTCCGATGTTGGCCCCGATATGGCTTATTACCTAGGGTCTAATCCAAAAGAAGCTGATCGTATATCTCGCTTATCACCTTTCATGCAGGCCAAAGAAATAGGGAAGATTGAAGCAAAGTTAAGCGACAATCCGCCTGTAAAAAAGACTTCAAACGCTCCTGCACCGATTGCACCTGTCACAGCTAGAGGTTCTGGCTCGCCAGCATACGATACAACTGATCCTCGTTCGATTAAGAACATGAGTACGTCAGAATGGATTGAAGCTGAACGAAACCGACAGATCAAAAAGTACGAAGCATTGAGAAACCGCTAACTATTTTATAAAAGGACTTTATTATGTCAAATTCGATCTTAACGATTGATATGATTACAAGAAAAGCTCTCGAAATTCTTGAGAACAACCTTGTGATTACTCGTAACGTAAACCGCCAATACGACGATTCTTTCGCCGTTGAAGGCGCCAAAATTGGATCAACACTCCGTATTCGTCTACCAGACCGTGCTTTGGTAACTGACGGTGCCGCCTTGCAAGTTCAAGACGACAACGAACAGTACACAACTTTGACTGTTGCTAGTCAAAAGCACATTGGTGTCAACTTCACATCTGCTGAATTAACTATGCAGTTAGATGACTTCGCTGAGCGTGTTCTAAAACCTCGTATTAGCCAGTTAGCCTCAAGTATTGATGCTGACGTAGCTACATCTTACAAAAGCATTTATCAGTCTGTTGGTACACCAGGCACAGTTCCATCAACTTCTTTGGTCTTGTTACAAGCTCAACAGAAATTGAACGAAGCTGCTGCTGTAATGTCTCCACGTTGTGCTACTGTAAACCCTGCCGCTAACGCTGGTTTGGTTGAAGGTATGAAAGGCTTATTTAACCCAGTTGACACTATCAGCCGCCAGTTTAAAAACGGTATGATGGGTGAAGGCGTATTAGGGTTTGACGAAATTAACATGAGCCAATCTATCAGTCAGCATACAACTGGTACAACTCCAACTGCACCAATCGTAGCTACTGCACCAAGCACTCAAGGCACAACATCGTTAGCAATTAGTTTTTCTAGCGGTTCACCAACTTTCAAAATTGGTGACGTGTTTACTATTGCTAACGTGTATGCTGTTAATCCACAAACCCGTCAGTCAACAGGTTCATTACAACAATTTGTTGTAACTGCTGATCTGAGCATTTCTTCAACCACAACTGGTACGCTAACAGTATCGCCAGCAATGTACACATCAACTAATGCCTTGGCAACAATTGATTCGTTCCCTGCTGCTAGTGCTGTTTTAACTTTCTTAGGTGGATCCGCAACAGCTTACCCACAAAACTTGATCTATCACAAAGATGCGATCACTTTTGCGACTGCTGACTTGTTATTACCACAAGGTGTAGACATGGCTTCACGTCAAGTTCATAACGGTATTTCGATGCGTATAGTACGTCAGTACGACATCAACAATGACCGTTTACCTTGCCGTATTGACGTTCTATACGGTTTCAGCGTGATCCGACCACAAATGGCTGTTCGTTTGTGGGGTTAAACCTAAATGCTCCTGTGTAGACAGGGGCTTTTTTAATATTTAAGGAGAATTATTATGGCATTACCTAATGGTGCAGGTGGTTATCAGTTTGGCGACGGTAATTTAACCGAAATTAACATGGTTACTCAACCAACCCCAACGGCTAAAACAGCAGCAGCAAGTTTAACGGCTGCCGAATTAGCAACAGGTATTATTACTTATACTGGCGCAGCAGTCGCTTTAACTGTACCTCTTGGTACAGAATTAGATACCGCATTTCCAAGTATGAAAGTAAATAGCTGTTTTGACTTTGTTATTATCAATACAGGCGCAACTAACGCTGCTACTGTAACTGCTAATACAGGTTGTACTTTGGTTGGTGTTGCAGCAGTTGCTGCGGTCACGTCAGCTACTTGGCGTGTTCGTAAAACGGCTGATGCGACTTATGTATTCTATCGCGTAGCTGGTTAATATTAACCCCCCGCCTCGGCGGGGATTTTATAGGGGAATAGATTATGGGTAATACCAAATCAATGGGCGTAGCTTTTGAAGATCAAGATTTAAAAAGTTCAAGTAATATTTACGCTTTGGCTGGTACAGGTCAAATTGGTTACAATACTGGCTCAAGTAGCACAGCACCGTCAACCGTTACACAAGCTACAAGTAAATCAACAGGCGTAACAATTAACGCATCTGTTGGTCAAATTGTGACTAATAACGCTGCATTAGCGGCTGCTGCCGAAGTAGCTTTTGTTGTTACTAATAGTGCTATAAGTGCTTATGATGTACCAGTTGTTGCAATAGCAAGCGGCGCTGCTACCGCAGGAACGTATTTACTTTCTATTGCTACGGTTGCTGCGGGTTCATTTACTATTGTAATTACAAACGCAAGTACAGGTAGTTTAAGTGAAGCATTAACTATAAATTTTGCGACTATTCACGTTGCACAGGCTTAATTTATTTTTAATTAAAATCAGGGGGCAGTACGCCCCCTACCGAATAAACTATGACTATATATTTAAAACATCCTGACCACGGTAGTAAAGTTGCTACGATGGAACAAGAAGCAGAATATGATGAACAAAATGGCTGGGTGCGTTATACTGACGATACGCCATCTGAAGAAGAAGTGATTGCGGCTCCTGTCAATACGTTGGAAGTAAAAAGACGTCGTAAAACTATCGAGTAAAGGGTGAGTTATGGCAATTTATACCGCCAACGATCAAATTAATGGGGCGCTACGTCTATTAGGGGTATTGGCTGAAGGTGAAACGCCATCCGCCGCCACATCGCAAGATGCTTTAACCGCTTTAAATCAAATGATTGATTCGTGGAATACTGAGCGTCTATCAATATTTTCTACGCAAGATCAAGTATTTAGTTGGCCACCTAATGTATTAAGTAGAACGCTAGGGCCTTCAGGTGATTTTGTAGGTAATCGCCCTGTTTTAATAGACGATGCCACGTATTTTCGTGATCCTGCCAACAATATCTCATTTGGTATTAAGATTATTAATCAACAGCAATATGATGGTATTGCCGTTAAAACAGTTACTAGCACATATCCGCAAGTGATATGGATTAATATGTCGTACCCTGATATTGAGATGTATGTTTATCCTAAACCTACTAAAGTGTTGGAATGGCATTTTATTTCGGTTGATGAATTAACACAGCCAGCTACGCTTGCGACTGATATATTGTTTCCACCAGGCTATTTAAGAGCATTTAAATATAACTTGGCTTGCGAGTTTGCTGCCGAGTTTGGTGTTGAACCAAGTCCACAAGTATCACGGATTGCAATGACGTCTAAACGCAACTTAAAACGTATTAACAACCCAGATGACATTATGTCATTGCCGTACAGTATTGTTGGCACACGCCAGCGTTACAACATATTTGCAGGAAATTATTAAGGATAAATCATGGCTACGATTGCTATTTCAGCTTTACCTGTCGCAACTTCTCAAGCTGGGGCTGATGTATTGCC